ATGAAAGTTCTTGATACCCTCCAAGTGGAAGTGTTCTTCGCGCTCAACAATATCAATACTCAGGTTGTGCCTCCAGGCAGCAATGGCAATATTATGACTCCCTCCATGAGTGTCCAGCACCCTGTCGCCTATCTTAATGTGTTCCCATTTGAAACAGTCAGTAAAAATTGCGTCGTACAGATAGATCGGCTTCTGAGTGTCGTGTATCTTCTCGTGCTTCACATCTTTCTGCCGGCTACGCTTAATCATTCGAGGCGCACCTTCAAATGAAGTCCAAGCGAACTCGCAGTCTGAGAACGACAAGTCTTCAGGCTGTTCCTTATCCCACAGGTAATATTTTTTGCAAGCGTGAAGATACTCCAAGAAGTAATTACCTCCCCAAATGATCTGCTGGCGAGTAGTATAGAACAACAAGTCCCAGTACTTGTCTTCAGGTGTCTGATTATCCCAGTCCGCCTGCTTTCTCTTCAGTTTCTTCGCCTTGTAGTCCTTCATCGACTTCCCTAGCATCCTGTTAGTTATATTAATCCCATAGGGAGGATCTACAACTGCCAAATGGTAATAGTGCCAATCAATTTCAGCCATAAACTCGATATTATCCGAGTGTATGAACCTAATCAAATTGTTCTTTTGACCTTTTATTTCTACGATTTTCATAAAGAGCTATGTTTTAAAACTGCGTTTTTTGTCTTTTGGTTTAGGATTTCCTCTGTTCCATGACTCACGCCATCGAACACCTTGAACTTCTCCGCCAGCTCAATCATAGACTGCGCCATCAGATAACAGGTTGGAAACCTTTTTACAGCATACAGCAGACGAGAATTGAAAACTGCACGCTCAATTTCGTCTAAATCATCGTAGTCTTTTAAGTTATCAAAATTATTTCCAGGTTGCAAATTAGGATCTCCATGGAAGTCGTTCTTAAACCTGTCTGGAACAACCTTATTTTCTTTTTGTGGAAAATCCTGTATTAAATTCACAAAATGCCTTTGCTCCAGCGGAGTCATTAACTTGTACAGGTTATCTGTGATTGTCTGTCCATAATAGAACGCCTCTCCTTGCGAGGTCTTTACTGATTTTATACACTTATATTTCATGTGGTAAGGGCAGGACTCGAACCTGCTTACTGGTAAACAAATCAAATGACAAAGAAACAAACCCAGTATTTTTCCAATATAAACTACCTCACCATTTAGTCGGGGAATAGGAATATTCCCGACTTGTTCAAAACACTAACCATATTAACACATTATGACTCTTTAGTCAAAAATTCGTTCTCATCTCCGTCATTATAATCTTTCAAGCCATCCATATCTATACCAATAGCTTTAAATTTTATTATAAGACCATTACCTGCTGCAATCATTTCTTTAAAATATCCTCTTGCTTCTGGAGTCCAATTAACTCTTTGATTTTGAGATGATTCTTTTACATCAGCCAACATAGAAAGCACTGCTGTTGATAAAAATGTAACCTCTTCAGGTTTTAAATAAAGTTGTTTTCCTTTTTCTGCCATTGTTTAAAATTGAGTGAAGGGAGCAGGACTCGAACCTGCTCTACGATACCCGTATAGTCAAGAAATTGCTTTCTCTTTTCTTTAGCGTCTACCAGTTCCGCCATCCCTTCATTTAGTCGGTAATAAGACTAAAACCGACTCCAATTGTTCTGAGCAACTAACCAAAATTTAGAAAGGCAAGCCTCCCATTATATCTTCATCTTCTTCTGTATTCACGCGTTCCACTTTTTCTTCTTCTCGCTTCCATTCCAATTCTTCACCATTACCCAAGATCGGACCTTTAAGGTCTTTGTTCTCTTTGGCAACTTCTTTTGGAACTTCCTGAACGACAAATCCGAGTTGTCCGTACTTGTCTACTGTACCGTCTGGTTGCATTACTAATGTAAGTTTTGCATAGACCGCTTTCACCTCTCCGGTTTCAGGATCTTTGGAAACATAAAACCAATCCTTTTTAAGCTTAGTTACGTCGATACTCATTCTGATGTAACGCTTAAAATCTCCAGCCTTATTAATACGGTTAGGCTGGTTACCATTTTTCTCTGCCATTTTAGTTGAATTTAGTTTTTTAAACTTGTTTTTTATTTCTGAATTGTAAAAACCTCCGAATGATTTAGCCACTGAAAACTCTACAAATGTTTCCAGAGGAAAGTCTTTGTAATTATAGGTACTGTCATTTTTAAGAACAACGGAAAGAATCTCGGTCTTCGCATCGTACACTACTTGGCTGATGAATGATGAGTCCAACGCGTTCATTTCAAGTATAAATAATGTACCTTGAACTGTCTGCCTCATATCAAACAGTTGATTTAGCAGAAGCTAATAACTTTATATCCTCCTGAACCTGTCTCCACATTCCTGCAATGTCAGTAGGAGGAGTGTCGAGTTTGTCTGCCAGAGCTTTCGTAACTCTGTCCATCTTTTCTCCATGTGTTATGAGAAGTTCGAGTGCTATCGTACAGCAGTTCATTGCCCTGAACTTTCTTCTGTCAATAGACGAGTTTTCAACCTGTTGTGCTAACATAGCCTCAAACAGTGTCTTCGCCAACCTTTGTTCCTGAGTCATTTTGTTTTGTTTTTTCTTTGTTTAAAATTAAAGCTCTAACGTATCCTTTTACGAAAGCCGTTCTTTTCCTGTAAATCTTATTACATACTTTTAAAGTCATGCCTCTTGTTACAGGATAAGTTTTTGCCGCTTCGACTTCGGCATCTAAATAAGCCTCGGTCTTAAATTCTTCGTTTGTCATTTTTAGAATGGTAGAAATTGCTCTACCGTATTTTTGAGAAATTGATCTATTATTTTAGGATTCTGATAAATAACATCAACACTTAGTTCGTTGCGCCAGCCAGCCATAGGTGCTTCAAACGAGTCGCCGATATAAAGACAGCTATTTTTTTTCTTTGTGAAAGTCAGAAAAAGGTAGTCCATTAACTGCTTCTTGCCTCCCCGCATATTGATCTTCTCTGGCGCACCTCTGAGACTAGTCCACAAAAAAATTAATTGCACCCCATTCTCGACTATGATATACTTTTCACAGTTCCCCAACATCTGCATATGTTTGTTTGCCTCGAAGACAAGCTGGTTTTTACTTCTCCCAAAGATGATTTCTCTTTCAAAGATTCCATCTTCGAACAGTGCGAAATCGTACTTTTTCTTAAATGCGATTTCCTCATTTTGGGAGAAGAACCTTATTTCAAAATTAGGATACTTGCAGCTTTGCATCTTCAATAACGCTTTGGGGTACTCGTTCCAGTATTTGTTTTAACTCGTTGTAGTGCGACCTTGCTGCAAACTTTCCTGACTCTATTTGTTCCACAAAAGAAATAATAGCAGTGAACATTTCAGGTGCAATTTCTACAATCTTGTCCCTAGTCTTGTCAGGCGTTTTTGACATCAAGGCTATCAAAGTTCCGTCTTGCGCGTCTACTATGTAGCCGTCGTTAATTATCCATTTCATAATAGTGTGTTTTTATATTGTTTAGAAACTCGCGACAGGCTTTGACGACGAGAGGTATTCTTCTTATATACTCCTCGTCCCTGTCAATATTGATCTCGATGATACGCCTGTCAATAGGTATATCAGAGTAAATTAAATTCTTTTCGACTTCTTCAAGAGCTTCTACCAGCATCTCCTCGCTTCCTGTGAAGTCGTATTGTATTCTCTTCTTTTCATTTTCAATCAGTTTTGCAGGTGTGTCAAGAAGAGTATAAACAACCTTTGACTTGGGTTTATCCCATAGGCGCATATAGCCTTGCATATTAGGGAAGTATGGATTGCTGTTAGGAGCATCAAGATACCTAACATTCTTATAAAAAGTCCAAATATCCCAGGACGACTTGTTATCGTAGATTGTATCATCTTTAGTGTAATCTATTTCACCCATAATAAATCCATCGTCTTTTCTTTCGGTAGACTTTTCCGGCAACCATCCCTTAACGATACCGTAGGCGATCAGTCCGGCATCTTCCATTTCTATTCCCTTTTGAATATACTTATTACGAATATCTTTTGTCGCTCTTCCAAATTCTGAGGCAATCCAAACTTCCAGAAGGTGCGTCTTGCAACCTTCGGATATATTAACCCTTTCCCTTGAGAGGTCAAGCATCTCGAACAACTCGCGCTTGGCGTGGTATTCGTCGTATGACTTATTCATCTGCTCCGCTTTCTTCTCTGCTGTCATAGTACCTTTGTTAGCAATGACGCTGTACTCCTCTTTGTACTTGTTGTACTTACCAAACGCTTCCAGCTTCTTTACTCGTGCTTCTTCTGCCTTGTCTTCAAAGAACTCTGCTGCTGGCATGATATGTCCGAGGGAACTCACCCTGAACAAACGATTACTGTAGTCCATGTTACTTGTTGTTGAATTTTTTAATTGCGAAATATACTAGTGCGGTATCTAGCAAAAGGCAGGTTACCACAAGTTGAAAAATGCTCATTATTTTTTATTTTTAAGTTTTGCGAACATATCATCATAGATTTGCCTATGTTCATTTGTTTTAAGACTTGTTTTGAAAGACTCTAGCTGCTGCAAGGTTTCGCATCTCTGCAAAGTCAGTACAACCCTATCCTCTTTTTGTTTTGGCGCTTCTGTTACTTTGCCCCTGAACACCTGATCAATCGTAGTGTCGCCTTCCTTGATAGCTGTATCAATTCCTGCGAGTGTAACGAGA